ACCTTGAATCGGGTGTTCCGTGATAAACCACTAAGGGTTTACCGTTCTTATCAACAACCTTACTATCACCGAACCATTCCTTAAACTCAGGCGTTTGAATCTGATCGACCTCACCAACAGCGCCTGGTACGTCTGGTGGTGCCAATAGTACGCTTTCAGAGATTTTACCGTCGTCAACTGTTATTATAGCATCGTAGCCGTCAGTCTGCGCAGCATTTGATAAATCTTTCCCCGTCTTACCGTCGTACATGTTGGATAGATCGGTTTTCCACCCACCGTGTCTTGTTGTTTTATGATCAAGGACCAATGGGTTTTTAATTTCTACTGTACCTTGTTCAAACATGTCTTTCATTGGACCCGTTAACTCTACGCTACCCCCCGCAGAAATATATTTTCCATGAGGTTCGATATCTTGAGCAAACTGTGCACCCATGTCTGGAGACGACGTTTTATTGTGTAAATAATAAAACTTCATGGGTTTTCCTGTTTGTACACTACCACTCGGGAAAGGTGCGTCTGTCAGAGGTTCACCTTGTACAACCTCACCCACCGCACCAGGCACGTCTTCCCTAAGTGCGATCATCTGATCAAGTTTGGCTTGAACCGCTTCTTGTGTAAGTTCTGTGACTGTGAACGTTGCACCCTTGGCAGGTCCACTGTGTGCGGTGAACTGATATAGATTAGGTCGGCCCAATTCGCTCAGATCCATTTCACCGTTGTATTGAACATCGTTTCCATGGGATGTCTCATTAATCTGAGTTGCAGCATTTAGCCCATCGTTTTTCGCCGCAGTACCTATCGACGCTGGAATATTCTCGATACGCTGTGCCAATTCTGCGTCAATCGCTTCGGCGTTGTCGATGTAGAATTGACGATCTTCAGGAGAGGTTAAGCTCTCAACTGCCTCAATACGATCTGCAAAATCTTTTATACCCTGCTCAGTTTTGGTCACTGGAACGCTAAATCCAGCATCTGTCATGAGTTTAGATATAAAGGCATCCTCTGCCGCTTCGTCTCCTAAAATCGCCTCAATGTCTAATTCTGGGGCTTCATCGGTCAATTCCTCATCTGATACAAAATACTCACCTTCAGTTTTCGGCGCTACCATAGATTGGAGCTCGTCCATGTCCTTTGCTCTCATGACCTGCTCAACATGGTCTTCAACATCTATTTCAATCTGTGCAGCCTCAGTGGTAGCCTTGTCAAGCTTCCGCTGTTTAGCAACATCGTATCCAGTAGAAGAAATAGCGCCAGGTAAACCCATCACGGCAAAAGCCCTTGCAGATGCCATCATCGTTTCATTCAGTCTATCCGTGATATCTTTTATCTCAGGCATTGGTAGATCGGTGTCATTTAACTCGTTGGTGAGGTGTTTGGCGAACATATCTCCTACTATCATCACTGATTCCTGCACCAACTCTTGAGCAGTTTCTGTAACGATGGTTTTACCATATTGTTGTGCATATTTTGACGCTATTGGAATAAGAGTCTTAGAAGAGGCAAGATCTTTCAGGGTGTCATTCATAACTCTAGCTAAGAACTTTTTCCCCCCTGGTACGGTCTTCACCAGAGTTTTCATCTGGACCATATCGCTTAGACTTGTAAGGGCTCCGACCCCATAAGACGCAAGCCTAGCTATAGCAGGATCTATTTGCTCATCAGTGTCAGGGTCTCTGTAGTTTATCATTTCTTTGAAAGCCAAGCCGCCTGCTAGTTCATTCATGAACTTCAATGATCCATAAGTTTGGCCTACTGCATATAGAGACGGCAATACTGGTGCTACTTCGGGGAAAGTACCTGTTACGGCACCGGCAGCGGCAGCGCCACCAGCAAGAGCCAACCCAGGCCAAGCACCTTGTCTAAATCCTTCCGCAAAGGAAGGGGCCATGTTACCAAAATCGGCGAGCGCTTGTTCCAGCATTGTCTCAGGAATAGCCATGGGTTGATTTAAGTATTCGTCAGTCCTCTTCATCCCCTCCCATACTTCGTCTGAATCATCAAATGCCCGATATCTTGCATACCATTGAGAATTCTCCACCGTTACATAACCTCTATTGATACTATCAACAACGGTCTGTGTTCTGGAACTTCTAAGGGCCAATGCTTCTGGGCTGTATTTAACATTACGATCTAGCACTTCTCTTAACCTGAACGCATTGGACGGGCTCATTTCAAAAATCTCAGCGTCAACCAGCGCCTGTGTTGCCTTTGCACCTTCAGCGGCTGGATCTTTATAAAACGTTTTCATCTTCTCAAAGAAAGATGGATTGTACGCAGATATAGTGGTGGGCTTGTCTTCCTCTGGTAATATAACTTCCTCTTGTTCTTCTACCCCCTTATCATCAAGGATATCAAGAAAGCTAGACTCCTCCTTTTCTGGAATAACAATGCTAGGGAGGGCCTCTGTCTCTTCCGTGGCCTCATCGTCAAGAGTATCTAAAAAACTTACCATTATTGGTACCTTTTACGTACTGCTTTTATGTTTTTATCGCTGGTAGCCTTACCATTCTTGATTAACCAGTCTTTTATAATTTCGTCACTCTCATCACCAAGGCCCCATATAGACCAGTCATCATCAAGTTTGCTTTGAAGCATAGCAGTGCCCTCATCCTCCACCCTTCCATTCAACCAGTCGGTATGATCGGTCATGGGATCTTCAAGTATCTTACGCTGGTAGTCTATCAGAATATTAGAATAGGTCAACCAAGACTCAGCGTCACCTCTATTAGCTGCGGTTTCAACCTCTCCGAAATCTCCACGATCATACATTGATTTGAGTTGCGCTTTTCCTCTTACTGCCGCTGCTGTTGCTGTGGTTTTTGATGAGCTACCTTCGAGATCGCTAACAATGGCGCTATACTGTGGGCCGGTAAGACCTCCGTTGTTCGGGTTAACATCTGCTGCCACATCGTCAGGAGACCACTTCTCCGGTTCAAGGGCCGCTCTCACTATCCAGTCAGCGTATATGTCATTGGTCGACTTGGCTGCGGCTTCCTTATTCTTTGCCGTACCCTGGGCGAACACCTTGTTTTTCCACAGGGCGGTATTCTCATCACTCAGACCTGCAGACTCAACCGCACTTACGGTTAACGTGTTATTAGCCAGTGACTCGATACCGAGCTCACTCACCCACTTGGTATCGTTCGCGCTCTGTGCCTGTATGTCCTGTTGTTTCTGTAGTCGTGTTTCTGTTTGGTAAGTCTTGACTCTTTCCAGTGTGGCATCACCTAACGTGCCGCCGATATCCCTTGCCGCTTTACGTTGGGCCGCTTCGCTTTCCACTGTCTCGACTATTCGTGCGGAATGATCCTGGGAAAGATCAATCGTCTCACTTGCTTCGATTGCGTTGTTGAGGGTCGTGTATTTATCGACACCGAGTATATCCTGGTGCTTGTCAAGTATTTTTCTAGCCATGCCGTATTGTTTGGCGTTTATGTACTGTACTGCCACACCTGACCACAGTGGTTCAAGCTGCGTTCGTAGTTCGACCTCGGTTCTCTCGTCGCCCCACCCTAACCGTACTTTCTCTTTCGCAATGTTTCTTGTAATATCTGATGCGCTGCCATTGACGATATCAGGGTCCGCCCAGTTGGAATGAGCGTTCTGCGTCCTGGTGAGATTTGTAGACACGTATGTGTCGGCGGCGTATGCGTCAGACTCGTTCAGTTTATGCCTCATAACGCCTGCGGTAAACTGAACCCTAGACGTACCGTAATAACTACCCCATGCTGTTCGCTGTGCGTTGTTTTTAAAATTCGAGGAGATATCCTCTGCTATGCCGTCGAGCTTGGTAGTGTAATCAGCGACTATGTCAGTGTCTACAGCGCTTTTACCCTTAATCTGGCTATATTCGGCCTCAGTCTCAAGAGATCGCTGCAGATACTGATTTTTAGCATCGTCTAGCGCGACGTCATCCATTCGGATTTTTTCGCGCATCATATAACCCGATACGGTCTCCGTGATGTCAGCGAGGGCGTCACTAATTCCCGTATCTGCACCAGACATGACGAGGTTCTGCTGCGACATGTACCCGCTTGGTCCGCTGGGTGTCGGTGTTCTCCTGGTTACTGCGCTTGGGTTAGGTAGTTCGACCATCGTGTCCCCTATTCGTCTTCGTAGTATTTAGTCGCCATTGAGGTCGCACCACTCAGGAAGGTTCCGAGTGCTGCCGATTTATACTTACTGGCCTTAACCTCTCCCTCGTATAGGATATTAGCTGCCGCAACGTTTGCGTCGTATATACCCATTTCGCCTTGCGCCCTTAATGTCCTTGCTTCCTCACTTCCCTCATACAAGTCAGTCCTTGCAGAGAGGTCTCCCTCTTGTGCGAATCCCGCGATGGCGTTCATTACGTCATTGTCCATTGCACCACCGCCAGACGCTGCCGCCAGTGCCAGTACACGAGACTCCATCAAACGACCCTGCCTTCTGCTTTCCCTTGCTGCGATCTGTGACGCGGCCTCTTTCTGACCTGCTGCGCGATTAGCTATTATAGCGTTATGCTTTGCGACCCGTTGAGTGTTTAACGCGTTTATCTTGGAAATGTTCTTCGCATCTTCTGCCGCTTCCAATTGCGCGTATGTTCCTGCGAGTGTGGTAGCCCCCGATAGTATTGTCGGTGTGGATTGTCCCGCCATTACGGTTCCCTCCTGAACACTTTATCCCCATTATCCGTCAGCAGTCCAGTGAAGATAAACCCCATTCCGGTTAGTAGTTTTTCTGATAACGCCTCTCTTCTGTCAGCTACGGCTGTTATCGGATATTTAACGTCTTCGACTATTTGACCTAACACGCGCACCGCCTTTACTATGTATTTTTTAAAAGGTCTCATTTCATCTGATATATCCGAAAATAGCACCATATGCCCTTTCTCAAAACCTAAACCACCCACTCCTACGACTCGACCATCAAGAAGCGCAACATGACCTTTTAAACTCTTAAGCGATTGGTCGCCGTAAAATTCCGTTATGTGTGCCTTCGTTGCAGTTTCAAATGTGATTTTAGACTTTCTCATTTATATTCCATGTAATAGCTAACGCTAGTAGGGTACACGCTCTCGGTGCCGTCGCCCTTAAACACACTCGTGAGTCGGTATCCCAAGACCCTGGGAACGCGAACGCCTCTTCGTCATATACGTCTCGTATATCGTCGTCACCCACGGTTGCGGCATCCTCACGGGCGGGAAGCTCGTCAAGGTGGTCAAAGTCAGGACCATACTGTAAACCCTGCGCGTGAGTGTCGGTCAGTAACAGACCTAACTGACTTATGAATTTTTTCTGTAATAACGAGTTGCCGTGTGCTGCAGCTAACGCAGGCTTAGCACTCTTAAAGTCTGCCTGATAAATTAAACCAATACACGCCCACGTGACCGTCTCACTGTCAGCGAGTGTAATTTGACCAGACGCCACGGTATATGTACCGAGGTCTTTGGTGTTGCCCCATACTATGACGGATTCGCCCTCAAGATGATCGAGCCCGGTAATAACGTTAGCTGCTACACCGGAGTATATGAAATGGGAGTCCGCCAGCTTACTGATTGTATCGTTCCTGTTCTCACTCTCAAGTGTCCATTTTTCCCAATATCTTACGGTCGAACCGTCTATTGTTCTATTTACCAGGTAATACACCTGATCTTCGATCGTACCAGGTAAAACCAACGCGTCCTCTACTACCCCGTCGGTTTCTACGAGTACCCACGCTTTGACATCTTCTGCCTTGTCATATACCAACACCGCCACCGTGCCGTCACTGCGAATATGGTGGATTCTTGTATCAGGTTGCCGTTGCACTATCTGTTTGGTAATCGAAGGTTCACCAACTCCTGGTACGATTGCGGTTAAGTCCTTGCTGCCGTAATCATATACGGAGCTGTCGTACGCTACGTCATATACACGCGTTCCGCCCGATTGAACAAATAATACCTGATTGTCAATCTTAACCGACGGAACGGTTGCGCTGCCTTGAGTCGCAACGTCCTTAATGGCGGTGTTTGATGAAGTCAGAGGTTCGTCTAAGTTAGACGACCTTGCGGACTTTATAGCACCGTCACAGCCTATCAGTAACGTTTTGCCTGCTGACAACCAGTTTATTGTATCAACCGGTCCCTGGCCTATGCTTCGATTAATAGGTGCCGCATCTCCTTCGTATGTTGGGTCGTAGTTGTAAAAAGAGTCTGACACTGACCCCCATAATTTATCCTTACCTGCCCAAAACAAACGCCCTTCGTGGAACGCTACGGCGCTGGGGTAGCCTTGCTCCTCTGACCACGCTCCCTCCGCCCATGTCTCAGACGCCACGGTCGCCGACCCAAAATTTTGTAAAACTACTGCGTTGGCCGAAGTAGCGCCGAGAACTAGGGTTATCCTGCACACTCCTGTTATGGATCCTGACTCGATTAGCAGGCTAACATCGAATGTGTCGGTACCATAGTCACCTGTTTTGACACCTATTCTGTAGTAAACAGTCTGATTATCAAGGCCGTCGTCATATGTCCGAACTCCGTTAGCCTCTGTTCTTACATCAGACCATGTACCAGGCTCTGAAATGGACCTCTGAAGGGTGACGGTTGAGTCAACTCTGTCACTTACTTCGATCGTGAATATACGAGAGTCCGTGACGCCTGTCACCAGTATAGGGTCGGTAAACGTGTTTTCAGCGGCGATATCATCAGCCTCGACGTTCTGTACGCTAGACGTAATACTAAACAATGCACCGACATGATCTGATGTAAACAAATCTGCGGACGCCGTCAGGTTGACATTCCCGTTCAATGCGTCCGGCAGCAGGGTTGTTGCCCCTAAGTTTTCTATAAGATACGGCCCTTGGTTCGCGTCATAACTCACCCATGACCAGGAACGTGTAGACCGCCTTTGTACGAGGGATTGTGGCTTGTCTTTACATGCGATGAATACTATGTCACCGGACTGGTCATATCGAAGGTTGGGTAAGTCGTCTGCGTCCCTGTCGGTATCAATTTCCACAACTCCGCTTGACTCAACGTTTATTTCTCCCAATAACGTTGAGTGCGTTTCTCTTGATTGTATCCTAATCCAAAAATTACCGGTCGGCGTAAAGGATAACGAATGAACACCTGTTCCGAGAGAGTATCCGAAATAATCCTGTTCGCCTTGCGACGCACCTATCTTAACCTCTAGTGGACCCCTGACGACGACGAGTTCCAACCCGTGTTCAACTCCTTGATCACTCACGCCGACTGTTACTTCTTGGTCTCGTCGAGCATATGCCGTGCCGGTACTATTCCCGCGTAAGGAAAGGGAACCGCCGCCTTCACTGCTCCAGTTTGACTCAGCACCTGATTCGTCGGAGTCAGTCCATCCTGACACGTTGATAGTAAACCCACCGTTGGTGACAGCACTTGAAACAGACGGCCGTGTAAGCAATACGTCATCGACACGGACACGCATTGTGTCGGAGGTGAATTCTAAAACGGCTGTATCGGTATTGGCGAAGATAAAAGGTATGTGTGTTGCTGCGGCGTTATCTTTAGTTGCGCCGATATATTCCAGACCAGGGCGTACCATTGCGGAACCAAGAACTCTCGGCATCCAGTTCGTTTGAGTTTCTGCAGAAAGCGCCGTGCGTTGTAGATCGACACGACCGAGACCTAACGGGGACAACATGCCACGGTTAAACGCCAAGTGCGCATGATTAGTTTTTTGACTCATCCTATCAGCCTTCCCCTGTGGCCCCCATCATGACGATTTCCATAGCCACTTTTCCTTGCCAGTCTGAATCGTCCAGGTGGTGAAAATCTAGTCGGATCATTAAGCGCATCCTGAGACCTTGCAGCTGTTTTTAATTTTTCACACTCCGCTTTCTTCTCAGTCTCTTTGGTCTTGCTTTGTGTCAGTTTCCATATTATCTGACACCCGAACCATGATTCAACATATCGTTTGAAGCTAGGAGGCCATAGCGAATAATCAGTGCCGTAAGACCCATCATTAGACACATATTTTACGTATATTTCATCAAGGTCCGAGAACCAGAAACCAGCCTCATCAATATATCTGAGTAGCGGAGTTGTGAAAAATTCATCTGAACACACTCCACAAACTCTGATTAAATCTGAAGGCTTCTCAAATGCTCGGTTATATCCGAATGCAGGAGTTACGGAGGGGGAATATTCAAACTTTGCGGATCGCATGGCAAAATTCCACTGCCCATGCTCTAAGACTGTATCTATCCCGTCCCTATCCCAAACGTCATCTAACAGCCGTCTTGACTCTACCGAGTCTGTTATAGTGTCTAATTGCCGAGCGCCAATAAAAAGCAAGGCACCATTATAAATAGATAGTTTATTAGCGCTCGATATTGCCATATTATGTTAAATCCTTCATGTTTTTATTTAACCATGATGTCGCAGCCTCTTTATCCTCGTGCCCCTTAGAAAGGACCTCTTTACCTCTGGTTACTCTCCATTTATGATTACCCGCAAAACCGATACTGAACCCCTCAGTTACTGAGGTTTCATTGTCTTTAATGAGTGTTATTTCTCTAAGCAATACCAGTTTAGCCCAATTACTCGACGCCGCAAGTACGAAAAATTCAGCATAATAATGTCTATCCTCTGGGATAGCCTCTATCCTGTCTCCTGCTTTCATGATCTTTGCTACGTGAGCCCAATATTCAGGTTCCAAAAGATCTTTTACTTTAGCTTTTATCTCTGGCTTGACCTGCCATATAGTCCTGGCAAAATCTGACGCCTCAATACTGGTTGGTCGCTTAACATCTGACATTGATTTCCTCCAAGGTGCTGGAGGGAATCATCCCTCCAGGGTGTCCTTTGTTTATAGGTTGTTTATTCTATGATGCAGAGGCGCCAATAGCTAAACTACCGGTTAAGACCCTGTGCATTGTGATTGTAGCGGTTGCGGTGTCGATAACGATCATAATGTCATTAAGCACCATTCCCCTATCTAGGCCGTCTGAAAAATAACCAGCCGCGTCAATGTCTGTGTGTGCGTCAGCTGCATTGGAATAGGTCCATAGTGCTGGACCGTCTCCGAGTCGTGGTACCAGGCAATCAAGAGTTGCTGGGGTATAAGCCATTTTTATTCTCCTTTTTCTTGTTAGTGAATATTAAAGGGACGCTTTCACGCCCCAATTATTTATGCAGTTGCTGCGAATGCTGAACCATCATGCCGCACCTGAACCACTCCAGTGTTCTGAAGCAGAGCAGAGCCCATGTATGTAGAGCAACGAGCGAATGAGTAATCCTGCTCGTCGTGATATCCTACAGCGGTCATAAGAGCATCTTTATCACAACCGTGACCGATGGAATCCTTATGATACATCAGGCAAGTCTCTGCACTGGTACCGGCTCCGGTTAGGTTAGGATGAACGATAAAATTCACACCAGCCCAACGAAACATAGACATGCCGGTCTCAAAAGGTTTGTTGTTTACATAGTCAGCGTTGCCAAACTCTGGCATCTGCATCAGGTATGCCTCAAATCCAGGTGTGATAAGCATGCTGATATTACCATCATACTCTACATCTGAATTTCCGAGAATCGCCTTAGCTTTCATTACGAGAGCAAGGGTTGCAGTTACTGCTTCAGTTCCAGCATACTGAGTACCTGTTTCCAGAGCGGTTATGATGTCGCTATCAATCTTGCGGTTAACAACTGCCATTGTGGACATCTGCATGATTTCACGCTGCTTGCCCTGACCAGCATAAATATTGAAGTTGTTTTTACGCACCAGGTCATGCCACTCAGCCAGTGTTGCAGAGGTCTGAGTCAAGCTATCCGCACGAGCTGGAATGAGTCCGTTAGCTCCACGAGTTTTTGCTGTCGCACTGCCTGAACCGGCTGTCAGGAACGTTGCGGTGTTACCGTTTACATCGGCTTCAGTTGTTACAGTCTTGCGAACAAGGGATACTCTCTGCTCAAACTTTTTGATGAACTCCTGCCTGTACATGGTTTGAAAAGCATTTTCTGCCATTTTTTGTGTCTCCTATTTAAGTTAATTGATACACTTAGTTAGGGTAACCAAAACAGCATTTCTGGGGTGTCAACAAGAGTCTGTTGAGCCGTCCATCCTGTAGCCGGTGCTAACGGTCGTGTGGGTTAAAAAAACATTCCACTATATGTGGCTAACGTTAATACATTTTCCGCAATAAATCAAGCTACTTCTCAGGCACCTGATCCCTCAGTGATACTAATTTCAGATACCTGGTTTGGTCTTTACCTGTCAATGCTCCCACCTCTCCCATCTTTGCTTCCAGGGACTCTATCTCATTTACCATTGCGTCATGCTGCATTGTTCCTGATCCAGGTGTCAATGCACCCATAGGGTTGGCAGCACGCGCCTTGTTCACGAATCCGCGAAGGATCTCAGGATGATTAGCAAGAGGTGTTCCGTCGGCCAGTCTAGCACCAGTGATCATTGTACCGACTCCCTCGCCGAAGTCCGAGTCAAGGTAATTCGCCATCAAGTTACGGTTGGCCTGGAACTCAGGTCCCCATTCAGCACGCAACTCCTCTTCTGCTGCGGCACGCTGTGTCTTATCAGACTCGTACTGTGCGGCGATAGTTCTTTCCTGGTTCTGATAATACCAATTGAGACCAGCAGTCACCTGTGCCTGACTATAATCGCCAGCGTGTGCCGCCTCAAGGAACCCGCCGACCAGCTCTTTGTCTTCATCACCAACGACCATACCGTCAGATAATGTCAGGTCGTACCCTTTAGCTTCCTCAGGGACGCCCATATCCTTACGATACTGGGCGATCTCTTCCGGTGTAGAGTCTTTACCTGGGACTTTTACCATCCCACCGGCAGATATCTTGTTTTGTGCGCTGATTCCAGCGTCTATCATTGCTCTGGGTGAGGCATACCGAGATAAGCGTTTCGACATCTTGTCTTTCGCATCATCGTCTAGGGGATCCCCAGACTTATCCACCAACTTATCAACGTATCTTTCGCGCCAGTCTTCAGGCCAGTATCCTTTGTTGGCGCTTGCCTTTAGATCATCAAATGCGGTCTTTGCAGCGTCCCTCGTTTCTTTAGCTGTGTTGAATGCTGTTTCCTGCTCTGTGAAAGCGGTCTTTAGCTCTTCATTTGACTCATCTGCTTTCCACGCTTCCTGTGAGGTGTTATACGATGTTTCTACTTCTGTAAAGCTTGTTTCTGCTGCGGTGAACGCCTGTTCTGCTGCGCCCAAATCATCGGGGGTATCAGCCATCTTCATTACTCCTTTTACTTGTTAGGGGTTAAGTTGCCAACCTTCAAATTGATAAACCGGACAATCTGTTGTCCAACATATCTACGACCTGCCGCAAAACAGGATGTCCGCTCTTCTGGGAACCAATCAGTATCATATGTTCTGCACCCTATCTTAATCAGAAAGTCTATTACGAGCTTCTGTTGCTCTTCAGAGGCAGTGCCGTCACTAAGAGCCTTAAATGATATCGCGACTCTTCCTGTAGTTGGCTTGTCCATTACGGATTCCCAATCGTTGTAAGGCATATTACTATTCTTAGCCATTCTTTACCTCCTGATAAACTTCCTTAATCGTGCAAACCAGCCTTTACGGAACCATGAGAAATCTGTGACGGTAGGTGTTGGTGCTGCTCCTGCGTCCTCCAGGTAACCGAACGATGCCGCCAAATTAGCTATGTTGCCAGGGTTCGCGAGTCCAGAAGTTTCTGAGTACACCCCCAGGCTTGCTATTGCGACTAAATCAAGACCACTCTGTAACGGCATTTTATACCCTCCAGACACCTCGGGGTTTTAACATAAATGTTACGAATCTTTGCCACCTGGTCTGTTGTATTAGATTTTTTGTTCTTTTGGGACAATTTTTATTTGCGCACGCTACGGCCTTGTACACAATTGACAATACCTCGTCGTGGTGCTGGTCCTGTACCATTTGAACGGCTTGTGCTTTTATACAGGAGAAGAGCTCCCGCCCTTCCGACCCGTATTTGCCGTTTCCCTTGAATGATAAACCATCGAAGGCCATCTTATTGAAGACCTTGAATATCGCCGCACCCACAATATCAGCGGGTAGCCTGTTGGAAACTATGAGCTTGCTCGAAATGGTGCCGAGGGTTCGTTCCACTGGGTTCTGCTCTGTACCGCCCTGCTTGTACGGTTTGAGTAACTCCTCAATGTTTAAATCATCTCTTTTTACGCCCATGATATCGCCGTCCTGTCTGTGGTTGTGTCGTCATCTGTTATGGTCCAAGATGCCATGTCTCCGCTATCACCAAAATTCCTTAATGTGAAACCGCCCGTTGCGTCTACAACGGCCAATTCGTTATTAAAGAACTGAAAGATACGTTCTATTATTGACTCAAAACTTAATGACGTGTCTGACCCTACAGCGTCCCATACGTCATCGGCTGAGATATTCTCTAATGCAGCGATCTGTGCCGGAATAGTAGTGCCGGTACCAACAAGAATTGCGTTAATATCTGCGCCGTTATCGTTGGCCGTCTGAGATGTACCATTTACCTCTAAAACATTTACATGAAACCCAGTTGGATCCGCTTGACTCTGTGTCTCCCATTCGTCAACGATGTCAGATGGTGCGTGTATGTGATTAGGCAGCACTACATACCCTGTGGTGGCATCTGGGTTTGTTCCCCAGTTAGGTGATATTGTGGCGATCTTTGTCGTACCGTTATAGTCAGTTACTACCCGGACCTGATCCCCACCAGTTCCCGACCTCAAGAAAATAAGCTGTTTATTATATGCGTTATCAACGGAACTTGCTAAGGCGTTGAGTGTGATAGTACCAGCGGCTCCGGCCTGGGCAAGACCCTCATTCACATGTTCTCTTCCAGGGTGGGCCACGACCCTATATTCTGTTGTTGCATTAGGAACAACTTTCCAGTCCCTGTCTATTGTCGCAATCTTGGTTGTACCATCGTATTGATAACATAACCCTGACTGTCCTGCCCCTGCGCCAGACTCAAGGAAAATTAGAGACGGATCGTATGCGCCATCCGCAGAACTGGCAGTTGTTGCCATTTGGATCTGATTTACACCTGGAGAGCCTGCTGTTCTGGCTATACC